AGACTGTCAACTCTTTAGATGAAGGACAAGTAATGATGATACATCATGAATTGCACAAGGCTTTTGCTCAATGGAAAAATGATAAGTTTGTTAGTGATGGATATAGTTGGACGAAGGATGACTTCTTCAATACTCACAAGTTGGTAGTGGGTAGAATGGAAGTATTGGGATTGGAGCATGGTATAAAGGATGAGTTGGATCAATTAACTCTTCCCAAGAAGAATGAGAGAGAGGAAATAAGGACGAATGAGGCATTTATTACACTGGAGACTGTGTTAGAGAGGATAAAGGGCTTTAAGGTAAAGGATTTTATTTCTCTGGATGGAGAGTTGGTTAATAAGGGGAAGACGTCTGGGCCTGTGGAAGTTGTGATTGAGGGATTAGAGGCCCAAATATGCGGGATGATTAAATGGCCCTGTAGGGTTTATACTGCACATATGCCAGGAAGTTACATACCGGTGTTTCATGCAGAATTTCCTAGTAGGACACCTCAGATTAAAACGATGACTGATAATGGAGATGTAGTGAAGCCTGGGGTGTTCTTCAAATTTCCCGAGGTTAAGGAAAGTGTGTTTGGAGTGGGGATCTTAGCCACTAAGACATTTGGAGAGAATATTGTTGTGCAGAAGCTGCAGAGGGGGGTTAGGGTACAGGTACACAAGGTGGATAATAAGGTGTTCGTTTGGAATGAGCAGGGGGTTAATCTTTCACATAAGTTACCCTGTTTTGTTAATATGCTCCTATCCAGGGCGCAGAAGGAGACGATGTTAGAGGGGGTTATTTATTCTAAGGATAGTGAGATGAAAGTTGAGGGGATGTTAAAAGGTCCAGAACCCATGATCCTAACAGAAGATATTAAGCTTGTGGTTCAGCTACTGGATGTTATTTGGTGGGGGGAGAGCATCCATAACAAGGGATTTGTTGAGAGGTTGGATCTTTTGGGTAGGGAGTTTAAGGGGTTGCCCTGTTGCAATACAGATGGGGCGATTGTTTTCGGAAGTAAAGAGAGTATGTTGTCCTATTTGGGTAGGGAGGATGGTTTCCATCTCGTGAATAAGGAGATTGGATTTAAGAAATCTCCTGATTTCGTTGGAAATGTCTTGGAGAAGGTAGATGGTGGATATAATGTCTACTTTGAGAGAGATAAATCCGTAGAAACTGACCCAAAGGACATAAAATCTGAGAATTTAGCCTTTGTGGGGAAGGTAAATACTACATTATCCTTAAATGCTGGAGAAAGGATTATTATAAATACCTGTGGGGTGTACAAATATCCTGAGAAGGTTAGATTAAGTGAAATGATGATAGTTGATAAGACGTCAGAATTTCAGTGGAATTTGAAAAAGGCATTGGAAATGGCTGAAAGTTCCGGGATTTTGCATAAAATGGTGGATTTTGAGGAGGAGAAGCCCCAGTGTTATGAGGCAAATGATAAGGGGTTATTGTTAGGGGACCAGAAGATTCAACTCTTAAGAGATACCACGAATGATAAGAAGAGTGGGAAGTTGGAGTGGGGGGTATCTAATGATATCTTTAGGGAGTTTTGGTTGGACGAGCAACTATTCCGTATGACGAAAGTTGAACAGGTAGATAAAGAGAGGTTTCTCTTTGGGACTATTGAGCTTGAAAATGCTAAATGGGCTGTGGTCGAAATAGACACCCCGTATGTGCTCAGTCAAGAGGCAATTAAAGAGGAGTTTATTCCCAAGATGGGTATGAGTTGCTTGTCTAAAGAGGAGAGGGATAGGGTACCTTTGGAGTATCAGTGGTGGAAGTTAGAGAATAGAGGAGAGAGGTTAAAGGTTAGGGGAGAGTATGTCAAGAAACTCTCTACCAGGTTTAAGATAGTGGAACAATATGGTGGGGTAAATGTTCTTTTAGAAAGGGAAGGATGTAAATACTTTGCGAAGTTAATTCATCCTTACTTGGTGGAGAATAATGTCAATTATCTTGAGATAGAGACTCTTACCAAGATAAAAGAGGAGTTGAAGGATTTTACCTTGAGTCACCACTGGTGGAAGGAGAGTACCAGTCATTGGGACCTTTTCATAGGGGATGAAATGATGGTATTGACAAAGGAACCCATAGGGGATAGTAAGGGGTTTGTTAGGAGGCCATATTCCAAAGGGTCAATAAATAAGGGAATTAAAGGTCCAGAGTTCTTATCGCCGATGTCTAGTGAGAATAAGACGAGTTTGTTAGCTTGGATGGAAAGGAAAGATGAGGGGAAAGTTATAGTGTTGGATGATACGCCCCTGTGTAAGAGGTTCAACTTTTTGGGGAAGGTATTAGTGGGCACTTATGAGATGGTTAGAGAGAAGGCTGACATAAATAGTTGGAAGTGGGCGAAAGTGCCTGTGGGTAAGGTATCTTTATCGAAGGATGAGGGAATTGTTAAAGGGAGAATGATGTTAAGTGTTAGTAACTTTGGTAAAGGGGGAGATGGTAAGTTCCATGTTATTGGGTCAGCTTTCTCGTATGGGGTTTGGAATGGAGAATGGTTCTCACCTGAGGTGGTTAGGGATCAGCCAGAGAGAGTGGTCGGAATACCTGTCTGTGTTGGGCCTCATGAACTTGAGGATAATGATGGGGTTGTGGAGAGTATTAAGTTTGAGAATGATACGATAATAGTCGATGCTATAGTTGATAATGTGGATAAGCAGAAGGAGATTGAGGATGGCAATTACGTTGGATTCTCTGTAGAGATAGAGGTATTGGTAGATAATGTCAGGCACATTATTAAGAAGATTATGGGATATGATAGAGTGAATATAGTAGCTAATCCTGCGTGTGAGGTGTGCACAATTGCTGATATCGTTCAGTAGTCATATAGTATTAAATAGGATGATTTGCGGAGTGCAAGTTATCAAAAATGATAGGGTTAAGCTAGGTATTAGAATAAACCCTTATTGTGAGATTAGAGGAACTCAGGAGGAGTTAAAGGTATTACAAGAAGAGCTCCTGGGTATTAGTATAACTAGTGCGTTGAGGCCACATTTTCTAAGGATTAGTGGTATTGAAAACTGTCACATGATGACTGGGTTTATTAAAGGGGAGAGTAAGCAATGGTTTTTAGAAGTTGTTAAAAGGTTTAAGAGAGGGGATCATTTAACAAGGAAGGGTATTCTTCAAATAATGGCTATAAGGCCTGTTCCAAAGAATAAGGGGTTAAGGGTTACGTCTGCTGATATTATCCAAACGATAATGGAAAAGTGAACAAGCGGATGGTTTTTGGATAGTCAATACCCCTCATTACCCCTATATATACTTAGTACGCTGATATAGATATAGGTGAAACGTTAATGCCGAATCCGGGTGAAGGCGAAAAGAAAATAGAGGATGAAGCCTATCCCCCAGCTGGGACGCAGCCTGATCCTAAGGTGGCGACTCTTTCCAAGGAGCTCGAAGCTCTCAAGGGGGAGAAGGCACTTTTGGAGAAGGAGAATGCAGATCTCAAGCTGAAAGTTGAGGAGCTCTCGAAGAGGTTGTCTGACATCGACAAGCTGGAGAAGGACAAAGTATTGTCTGCAGTTGTCGAAGGAAGGATCGCCAAGGGGCTTTCAAAAGTGGAGGATAAGGACAAGTTAGTTGAACGACTGAATAAGCTCTCAAAGGCAGAGTTAGATATCCTTAGTGAGGATGTCGAAAAGCTGTCTGTTCAGCCTCCGGTTGGAGATCCCAAGCCAAAGACTGCAGGAGTGCAGCCGACCGATGCTGAGCGCAAGCTAAGCGAAGATGATAAGAAGATGAGGGCTTTGCGAAAGGAGTACTTTGGTCACGAGGACCCCTTATAGTTGAGGTGATGTAAATGGCCGTTGGAGAGATTACAAGAGACGGCTTCCCTTACCTCGCTCTAAAGGGTTTGACGAAGACCAATGTTGCTGTTTCTAAGGGTCAGGTTGTGGTGTTTGATACTGATGGCTGGATGCTGTCTACAGATGCTTTAGCCGGACCTCATGGGGTGGCACTGAATACTCAAACGGCGACTGCACTTACCCAGAAGGAGATGAATGTATTAGTTAGGGGTTGTGTAATAGTTGCCAAGGCTGCTGAGGATCAGTTCCAAGGACAGTCTGTTAAGTGGAATGGTACCGCTGTTGCCAAGCTCACGGAAGGTGTAGATAATCTGATGAGCATAGTTGGCACGGTATTAACCACTGCTCTTACAGCTGTGGGGACTGTGGAGATAATATTGTTTCAGTGAGGTGAAAACATGGCTGTTGGAGAAATTACTAGGGATGGATTCTCTTATCTGGCTGTAAAGGGTCTTTCAAAGACTACTACGGCGTTGACTAAGGGAAATGTAGTGATATTTGACACTGACGGATGGATAACTGCAGGAGATGCAGCTGTTGGACCACATGGTGTGTGTTTAACAACTTCTGCTGCCAGTGGGCAGCAGGTGTGTTCTGTTCTTCTGAGGGGCTGCGTCATAGTTTCCAAGGCGAATGAAGCACAGTTCCAGGGAAATGCCGTCAAGTGGAATGCGACTGCTGCCGCGATACTTGTTGAAGATAAGGATAATCTTCAGAGTATTATCGGTACCGTTATTGCAGATGTGGCGAAAGCCGCTGTGACAACGGAGATAGTGTTACTTCAGTGAGGTGAAAATATGGCTGGAATAATTGTTAAGGATAACGTGACTGACGCAATGAAAGCGCAAGTCTTCGTTCAGGAGATGCTTGGTCTCGTAAGGGGCCAGTATAATCTGAGGAAGCTTTGCAG